CGATGGCCGTCTCGGACGCCTCGTCTTCAGGATTAAAAAGCATGTCGGCTTACCTGCGCTATCTCATTCATAAAGAACACAAAGCGCAGCTTTCCGCGTTACTGAATCCGGGAGCACAAAAAACAAAACTTGACAAATGAAGCAAAGTACGTTATTAGGATGCTCATTGATACACGAGCGTCCTTTTTTTTGTTCTGAATCGAACGGAAGCGGCAGCATGACCTATGACTACGAACACGAAAGGGAGCGGGAAGCGGGGGGCGGGGCGGCCGTCGAAGTACCGCCGGCGAACGATGGTCCGGAAGGTTGACGAGCTGGTCGCGCTCCTGCAAACCCCTGAAGGCGCAAAGAAATTCTTCACCCTCTGCGGAATTGAACAAGTCGCGATCTACCTCGGCGTGGTGAAGGATACGGTCTATGAGTGGATGAAGATCCACCCGGAGTTTTCCGACGCTATAAAACGATGGCAGGACCAGCGGAACGCAGTCTTCTACCAGGGCGCAGGATCGATGTCCGTACCGACCTGGATTTTCCTCGCAAAGAACTGGTTGAACATGTCCGATCGGCAGATCATCAGACTGCCTGGCAGCGAAGCACAAAACCCAGCGACGCCGGCAAAGATCCGGGAAGATGACTACTCCGACGAGGAGCTTCTAAAAATTGCCAGTCGCGGAAGAGAAGCAGGCCCCGGAAAGTAGTCTCCAGGAAGAAACGAAGTTCATCACGCCAGCGCGCGCCGCTCGAATTGTTCTCGACCGGCGTGCATGCCGCGCCAAACTCGCCCCGTTCGTCCGCAGAGTCTTCGAACATCTCAACCCGAACACAGAATACAAGCATAACTGGCATATCGATCTTATCTGCGAACACCTGGAAGCGGTGAGCCGCGGGGAGATCAAGCGCCTGATCATTAACATCGAACCGCGCAGCCTGAAGAGCACGATCGTCTCCGTCGCCTGGCCGGCCTGGGACCTCGGCCATAAGCCGAGCGATCAATTCCTGTGCTCTTCCTATTCCGCAGAGCTATCAAAGAAGCACTCGATCGATTGCCGGAGCGTCATCGAGTCCGAATGGTATCATCAGCTTTTCCCCGCCGTCGCCCTCGCCGCAGACCAGAACGAAAAGAACGAATACCAGACAACCGAACACGGACACCGGATCGCAACGTCCGTCGGCGGATCCGCGACGGGCAAGGGCGGGAACTACCTGATCGGCGATGACCTCATAAAGCGCGAAGATGCCTACAGCGATGCGGTCCGGAAGGAAACGAACACCTGGGTCGACCAGACCTTCCTGAACCGCCTGAACGACAAGATGACCGGCGCCGTGGTGCTCATCATGCAGCGCCTGCACGTCGACGATCCGACGGGACACCTGGTCAAGAAGGGCGGACCGATCCCCTGGAAGGTGCTCTCGATCCCAACGGTCTCCGAAAAAGACACGGTGATAGAATTCGGGAGCGTCCGGATCGAGCGGAAGACCGGGGACCTGCTGCAGCCGGCCCGCTGTGGACCGCTCGAGATCGCCCAGGCGCGGATCGACCTCGGATCCTTCGGCTTTGCCGGGCAATGCCAGCAGACGCCGGTCCCGATGGGCGGCGAACTCTTCAAAACGAAGTGGTGGATCCGTGTCCCGCGCGTCGTCGGATTGCGGTACATCACGATTCATTCCTGGGACAGCGCCTGGGAAGACACCGACACGGCGGCATACAGCGCCTGCATTCAGATCACCCGCACCGAGGCCGGCTACTTCATCGAGTGGGCGAAGCGGAAGCAGATGCAATACCCCGAACTGAAGCAGAACATCATCGACACGTTCACCGCGCACCCGGTCGACGGCGTGCTCATCGAGAACAAGGCATCAGGCATGGCCGCGGTCCAGGAGCTGAAACGGCCGAACGACAAGGACCATCTGTCGATCCCGGTGATCTCCTGGCCGGAGAAGGGATCGCCGCAGATGAAGAGCAAGCTCGCGCGGGCGCTGGCGAATGCGCCCATGATCGAGGCGGGCATGGTCTTCCTGGTTGTCGGCGAGGATGGATCCGCGCCCTGGGTCGCCGACTTCGTCCAGGAGCACGCGGACTTCCCGCTCGCCGACGCGAAGGACCAGGTCGACGCAACGAGTCAGGCGCTCGACTACCTGAAGGATCGGACGGGCGTCGCGACGGCGATGGTCCTCGCCGGCATCAGTTTCGGCATCGGCCGGACCGAAAGCTCAGAATACGACGGGGGATAAAGGCATGCGATTACCTTTCGGGTTTACGCTGAACATCGGCAGACCGCCGGTCCACACCTTCGTCGCTCCGGGCGATGTGGATCCGAAGGCGAAAGGTGCCGACTCGCCGGCACCGCCGAAGGGATCCGGCCAGGTCGGCTGGGCCGTCGGCACGACGCTGTTTCAGCTCGGGGACTTCCCGCGGTACAACCCGGACACGCTCCAGGTCAAGAAGGGCCGGGACGTGTACGACCGCATGATGCTCGACGACCAAGTCAAGGCCTGCGCGGAATTCAAGCGGGACGCGGTGACCTCGCGCGGGTACTATTTCGACAAGAAGAACAAAGAGGACGACGACGGGTTCGACGACGAACACGTTCGCATAGAATCCTTTTTCAAGGCAACGATCGACCAGATGGAGATGCCGTTCAAGGACGGGCTCGATGCGATCCTGACCGGCATGCGGTCCGGCTTCAGCGTCACGGAGAAGGTCTACAAAACGATTACCTGGGAAGAGCGGCCGTACTGGGGCTTGAAGAAACTGGTCCTGCTCCCATTCCACACCTTCGACGGCGGAATCGTAGCGAAGCAGGGAACGAGTGACGTCGTCGAACTGCGGCAGATGGTCGGCGGCCGGCCGGTGACAACGATCCCGCGCGACAAGGTCGTTTACTTCGTCCATCGCCCGGACGTGGATCCGCTCTATGGCGAGAGCGACCTGAAGGCAGCCTATCGGCCCTACTGGTCGAAAGACATCGCGATCAAGTTCCAGAACATCCACCTGGAGCGGCACGCGGGCGGCTTTATCAAGGCGACGGTCAAGGATGCCGGGGTCCTCAATCAGCCCGGCGTCAAGGACTCATTGAAAAGTACCCTGGAGAACATCACGTCGATGACCGCGCTCCTGGCACCTGCCGGGGTCGACGTGGATATCGTCCCGCCGGCACGGACCGACGCGTACGATCGCGCGATCCAGGGATATGACAAGGCGATCGCGAAGGCGCAGCTCGTACCGAACCTGCTCGGCCTCTCCGAACAGGGCGACACCGGAAGCTATTCGCAGTCACAGACCCAGCTCGAAGTATTCTTCTTCGTCCTCGACAAGATCATCGAACGGCTGGAAGACGCCCTGAACCGACAGCTTTTCTCCGAACTCGCCCTCTATAATTTCAATACGACCGATTACCCGAAGTTCAAATTCGAACCGCTCACGGTCAGCCAGAAGCACGAGCTGGCCAAGACCTGGGGCGAACTGATGAAGGCCGGCGCCGTCCAGCGGAGCGAGGTCGATGAGAATCACACCCGGAAGCTGCTCGGCTATCCGGATCTTCCGGAAGACTTCGTCCCGCCGACGCCGGCCGTGGGGATCGATCCTGCGACCGGGAAGCCGATCAAGACGACGGACGACGACACGGATCCGGAGAAGAAGAAGGAGCCGGTGAAGAAAGACAATACCGCCTGCCGGCACGATCACAAAACGGATCCGGAGAAGACCTGGAACAAGCGGGTTGACTTCGCGGCGATCCGGGCAAGCCTCGACTCGAACGATAGGGTCTTCGCCCAGCAGCTCGCCGACATCATGGGCCGCGCGAAGAAGTATATCCAGGACCAGGTCATCGCCGTCGCCGGCGACAAGTCGTTCGGCAAGGTTGACGCCGCGGCGATCATGGACGTCGGCCGCATGCCGCGGCCGCTGCTCCGGGAGCTGCGCCAGGCAATCCGGAACAACCTGCAGCGGGTCCTCGACGAGAACTACCTGCTCGCCCGGAAGGACCTCCCGCGCAAGGCATCGATGAAGGCGATCGCCCCGGGCATGGACAAGCTGCAGGCGGAGCGCTTCCTCGCCAGCCGCGCCATGAAGATCGCCGGCGTTCTCGACCAGGACGTCCTGAACTCTGTGCAGCAGGTCCTGGAGAACGCGCTCCGGTACGACAAGAACCTGCGGGACACGATCGAATCGATAGAGACCTCGACGGACCTGCTCGCGGTCCTGCCCCGGTTCGATGCCGCCATGCACGCGATCAACATTCCGGCCCGGCTTGAGAACATCGCGCGCACGAACAACGCCGACGCGGTCAACTCGGCACGCATGGCGCTCTTCGGGGAACCGGAATTCCGCGACATTATCCAGGCCTTCGAGTACAGCGCGATCCTCGATGACCGCACGACGGATGAGTGCGAGACCCTGGACGGAGAGATCCGCCGGGAGTGGGGATCGCTTACCCCGCCGAACCATTATCAATGCCGGTCGATCCTCGTGCCGGTTACCGATGAGGACAACTGGAACGGGAAACAGGACCGGATCCCGGCCTGGGTGAAGCCGCAAAAAGGTTTCGCGTGATGCTTTACCAGGACCACGAGCCCTATCTGCGAGCCGAGGCAAGGAACCGTATCATTGCAAGGCGCCGGCAGATCCTTGAGGCTGAAAGGCGCACAGGCAGGAACCGGAAGCGGAACAAGAAGCAAATGGAGAATCGATCGAGATCAAAGAACAGGTGAAAGGCCGATCGTCGGCACAAACGAAAGGGGGAAGCGATGGAACAAGAGGCGATGGGAAAGAT